AATAAATATGAGACACTTTAGTAGAAAATTAGTAACCATAATTGTAGTCATTATTGCGCAAAGTTCTCTCGGAACTACGTATGCAAAAGCAGACTTGTCTAATGCAGCCACTAAATCTTTTGGCTCTTCATCAAGTTATATTAAGTTCAATAATGGTCTATTAATTCAATGGGGGACACGATCAGGCGTTACAGGTTGGACTAACCTGTATCTTCCTATTAGTTTTTATGATATAAACTACACAATTCAAATGACAGGTAACTATGGGAATAAAGCTGAAACAGTAATATATGTCCCAATGCCATTTATAACTAAATATACTTCATATTTCCAGTTCGGAACTCCATATACAACTCTTAATGGAGCTTTTGCTTGGACTACGTGGTCATTTAATTGGTTTGCTATAGGTCGTTGGAAATAAACTAAATTACATATTATGAAATATTGGAAAAATGGATTCTATGACGAGCCGCAAGAAAGCTCGGTAGAAATTACAGAGGAGTATTATCAAGAGTTACTAGCTGGCCAATCTGCCGGATTACTTATCGTTGAAAGCAAAAAAGGATATCCAATATTGGTAGAACCTCAGTATTCACTTGATGATGTAAGGAAAAATAAAGTATCTGAAATACAGATGTTTGACAAGTCTAAAGATGTCAATATATTTATTTTAGATGGAAAGAATATGTGGTTGGATAAAAGTACACGTGTTGGATTATTTAACTCAATTTCAATTGAAAAACAGGCTGGTAAATCAGACACCGTATTGTGGTATGATGCAATAAAGTATATCATTCCGATTCCGGATGCTTTAGCAATGTTGAATGCCTTGGAGTTATATGCATTAAACTGCTACAATGTGACTCAGGAACACATCGCAGCAGTCAGATCGCTACAGTCAATTGAGGAAATCGAAAACTACGATTATAAAGTGGGATATCCAGTAAAACTTAGTTTCTTAGGATAACCTATTCTGAAATCGTAAAATTCAATAGATTCTTTCGTTTCTAACTGATTGATGATATTGATATGCCCTTGTGTGACGTTATAACACGTGAGGGCATACAATTCAAGTTGACATAACATATCAATAGCCTTTTCAATAGGTAGAATAAACAGAGTATCGCCTAACCAGATGTTAGTTTTAGATCGCCCGACCTCCCTTTCAATATTAATAGAGTTCGCAAGACCTACACGGGTACTTTTATTGAACCATCCAAATACTTTGTTTATACTAAATTGATTCACTTCTTCGGATGAATCATACAGTCGTAATTCATCAAGTTTTTGCGCTTTAGCTTCTCTGATAGTGGTTTTACATTCTTGCAAAACAGGAACCCCTGCTTTGCTTTCAACGATAAGTAATCCGGCAGATTGGCCAGCTAGTAACTCTTGATAATACTCCTCTGTAATTTCTACCAAGCCTTCCTGCGGCTCATCGTAGAATCCTTGTTTCCAATATTTCATAATATTTGTTTTTAATTATTTCCACCTCCCTATAGCAAACCAATAAAACGCAGCCGTGTTAGTACCGGCATTAGCTGCTTGCTGATATTTATTATTATATCCAAAATAGCTATTTGAAACAGATGTATAGTTGGCTATCCATGATGAATCATTACCGGTATTTCCATTATTACAAGTCAGATGCAGAGAATAATTAGTGTCATAGAATGAAGTGGAGAAATATATTGTTCCAGAGTAAGATCCACTCGTTTTTTTTCCCCATTGAATCAATAATCCATTTGACAATTTGAGATACCCATTCTGTCCTAAATTTTGATTCTCTAATAAAATAGCATTAGTTCCGAGAGAACTTTGCGCAATAATGACTACAATTATGGTTACTAATTTTCTACTAAAGTGTCTCATATTTATTTCAGTGTTATAATTCTTTTACTTCCAACGACCAATAGCAAACCAATAGAAAGCTATACTAAAACCTCCGGCATCGGAATCAACATTTTGATAAACGGAGTCCATAACAAAATAAGATGCGTATTTATTAAATACATCAAAAGAATATATATAATTACTATGTACTTTCCTAGTCCCAGTCAATAGAACAGTGTAATTACTATCATAAAAGGTAGTATTAAAATACACAGTTTTACCTATTCCAGAAGTACTTGAATATCCCCACTGAATCATTAAGCCGTCGGGGAACTTATAGTACCCATTCTGTCCAAGTGACTTTGTAATAACATTTGAGAAGTCAGCCTTCGCATAATTGGTTCCGAGAGAACTTAGTATGTTTTTTTCATCCGTCGTCATGAATTTTCTTGTCGTACTTTCTTCAATATCTGCTGCAAGATGAGTATGCGAACTTGCTGCATAATTACCTTTCGCTTGATAAACCGAATCGTGGTTATGATTCCCTTCGGCTTTACCACTCCATGTGTTCTTTTCGGTATCAGTAACAAAACGATGAGTAGCATCCAAAGTTATTTCACTAGCTGTATGACCGTGTGATGAAGGAGCATAACTGCCTTTAGGCTGATAAGCCGAGTCATGATTGTGGTTACCGGCTGCTTTACTATTCCAAGTGGATTTTTCCGAATCTGTCACAAACCGATGTGTTGAATCAGGAGTTATATCACTGGCTGTATGGCTATGTGATGAAGGAGCATAGTTACCAACAGGTTGATATACTCCGGAATGATTGTGATTCCCTGCAGCCTTGCTATTCCATGTGCTTTTTTCAGAGTCAGAAACAAATCTATGTGTTGAATCAGGAGTAATATCAGAAGCATCATGAGTATGTGATGCTTCGGCATAATCACCGAGCGGCTGATAATCTGCATCATGGTTATGATTAGTAGGAGAAGCCCCGACTTCGCTTGCCGTATAGGTAGGTTTATTGGCAGCCTTTGCCCATGCGGGCACGTCACTTGCCGGCATTGA